GGTCAAAAGCAGGTGCAAGCCGACCATCGCCGCAGCCAAACTCGAAAACAGAACCCTTGATGGCTTTTTTTAGTGCAAGGAATAGATTTACTTCGGGGAATCGTTCGCCCAGCGGAGTAATGTGCTGCAACTTTTGATTGTCAGCCCAATACTCCGCTGGAGTCACAATTAAGCAGCCTGACCCAGAGTCAACACGCCAGCAGTGTGCTTGACGCTTGTTGCGATCTTAGTCCAGTTGCTGCCAGTGCCAAGCTCTGCATCAGTCGGTGAAGATACAGACTTGCTCCAAGCGTAGCCCTTCAAGCCCAAGCCAAAGGTGTAGTCAGCCTGCATGGTAGTCTTAATACGCTGACTGCCGTTGCTGGTTTCTACGTTGGTAACCAAGTCGCCTGCATCGTGAACAACAATGCCGCCCTGAGCCAGTGACAGAATCTTGATGTCATTGGTAGAGGTTGCAGGAGTTTCGCGCAGTGACGGAGCGTCAGTTACAACGATGCGCTTGCCCAAAATCTCGACAACGGTCACTGTTGACGCTTGGAACAGGTCAACTGCGTTAGTCAGGTTCTGACCGATCAGCTTGTGGTACATCACGCCGTCCATAACATCACAAACCAGCAACTGGCTGGAATCGCCAAACAGTGCATGTGAATTGTTAATGTCACTGTAAGTCAGATCACGGCCAGTGCCGATGTCGTTCGTTACAGTTGCGCCGAGGTTCTCCATTGCAGCGATTGCTGATGCTATACCAGCATTGAGCATGTCTTTCAACATTGCTTCAGCCATGTTGCGGGAGATAACTTCAACAGCAATAGTCGGGTTGTCGCCGACCCAACGCAGTTGTGAAGGTTCCCACTCAATTGGACCAAAACCGCCAGCAACCTTTGCAGTGACATGCTCAAGCTGTGCAAGCTGAGTGCTTGATGCGCTGGTGTTGGTGGCGTAGCGATCTACTCGGCGTTGTGCGCTGTGCAGGCTGGAGAACATTGACTTCAGGAAGAAGTCGCCGTCAAAGCCTTGCGTTGACAGCTGGATGCCGCCGTTGCTGGCTTGGTTAAATTTCTCGACCATCTGGGCAACAGTTTCAATCGTTGCTTCACGGACGTACTCGTTAAACACTTTCATGTTGGTTAGAGCCATGATAATTACCTCTTAGGTTATGGCGTTGACTCAGGGAATTTAAATTTAGCTGCAAAATATGTTGCTCGTTCTTCAGGCGAGCCATCTATTCTGCCTTTGTTTGAGGCGACCCCGCCGCCATTGCCACCAGTGGCTCCACCACCAGAGTTTGCAGGAGCTTGGACAAAGTGCTTGCCCTCGTCACCCGCTGCCCATTCTTTCACAAAGTCAGAAAGGGCTTTATCACCGATCTTTGCAACTCGCGCGTCACCTTCAACAACGATTTGCACATTCTCTTTCAACATCGCCTGTACTGCTTTCAGGTGCGTTGGGTTTGTAACTCCAGCCTTTGCCAGCTCTGCTGTAAGACCGTTTTGTATCAAAAGCTGACGAGTATACTTGGACTCTGATTCTAGCGCATTGGTTGTCGTTTCGTAATTCTTGGTCAATTCTTTGTACTGCTTTTGCAATGCTGCGTTGTCAGTTTGTGCCTTTTCCAGCGCAGACTCTAAACGCTCAACCTCTGCTGGATCAACGGACTTGCCGTTTCGTTCATTTCGCTTCAAATCTGCCAACAATTGCTTGTTGTGATTCTTTAGCCCTTCAGTAGCCGTTGCAACAGCCTCGTCAATCATTGCCTGCATTTCTGGTGTTCTTTCCATCGTTTGACCCCTGGTCATGGCCTCTGGCCTTAGTTGTTTCTCTCTTTAAGCTGTGCGATTGTTAACGGCCTGCCTCTGCCGTTGACTAAATCGTTCAGCGTTATTTCGCCCTTACGATACATCTCTGCACGACCTTTGCCAAGTATATCATCTTGACGTTCTTGCGTCTGCCGTGATAGCCAGCCCTCAAATGTCAGTGAAGCCTTGACCTGACCTGTCTCTGACGCTCTTGTTCCACCAGGCTCACCATCTAAAACTACCGGAATCAATAAACACCGGCAGTTAAAGTGCAGCGGATAACTTGGCATCGGCGAATTGTGACCGCCATAAGGTTTGCCAGACTTCTCCCACTCTTTGCCATCTAGTGGCGCACAAACTAAACAGGTGCGTGAATCAAGCGTAGCTACAGCTCTATAACGCAGAACAATATCATCATTGTCCTGCATTACCTTCATGCGAGCATCGTTAGCAATAGTCGCTGTAGATGTCTGCACCAGTGCCGCTGCGTTGCTGCGTGATACATCCATCACCTGACGCACACGGTTTATGATCTGTGCGTTAGTCTCAGCCCCTGCTATACCTTGCCTGACTGCTGCTGCAAACTTAAATTGTACATCAGCAGACTGCTTTGCCCAAAATGCACCCTGTGTCGCGCCTTGAATTACAGCATCTGTGGCTATTTTATCCAAAACTGTTGCTGATGCCAAAACAGCATCTCTGGCAATTGATGACGCTGTTACTTGTGCCGCTACCTTTGCAATCTCATCGGTATCTGATATTGACTGAACCGCGATACGGTCATAATACTTTTCTATCAGAGCCTGTGCTTCTTTCAACTGCTTGTTTGCTCTTGCCCTGCCCCACTCGGTCATCTCGCCAGCGAGTTTGCCAATTAGCTCACGCTCTAATTGTCGCAGAATACGGACTACGTCCTGACTGACACCTTCAGAAGCCCTGAAGATGTCTAGCTGTAACGCAACTGCCGCATCAAATTGCTTGTTCATCAATCAATCCGCTGGCTGTTGATCCGTTCCTGCTCTACTTCAAACGTGACACCCTGAGCAATGATTTCGCCATCTTGCAGGTTATCGAACAGGGTCTGACTAGATATTGCGCCTGATTGCCATGAGCCGATAAGTGCAGTCAATTCCTGAGCTGACATCCTGATTGGCATAAAGTCGTTATTCAGGGTGTAAGCAACGTCACCAGTTAAACCTGCCCAGCGCAAAAAGGTAGTCAGCGCGTTGGTGATGGTGATGTTAATAACTTGAGACATTGCTGCCAGTTGAGACTGCTCACCTGATTGCCTTGTCTTTTGTGTTTCTGCCGACTCGACTGATGACTTCTGGCTTTCCAGCATTCTTGCGCCAAGCACTGCCATCTGTGATTTCTTATCTTCAAGGTTCGTTCGCAGTGCAGGGAAGTCGCCAGTTGTCTCAACGTAAAATGCCTTAGCCATTGGGTCAGGCAGACAGTTGGCAGATGTCCCACCTAATGTGATGGGCGGGTCACCATCTTCCATTCTGTGACCAGTGATAAACAGTGTTGGCAAGCCTGAGAAGTGGCAGGCGTGTTCGTAGTCAGATGTGACCATGTAGTGCGCCAGATTCATATCAACCAAGTCTAACAGTGGTGGTGAGCTTACTGCTGGGCTGATTGAATCAACGCCAGCAAAGTAGAAAGGTATTCTCCGCAGTGGCTGGTTGTTCATCAGCGGATATAAATCCTCGCCAATTTGATTATCAGCGTTATCAACTCGCTGGAATAGTCTCTGTCGGTAGCCAGCAGGCGTTAAGTCTAGAACCCTGAACACTGTCTGCGTTTCGTGTGAGTATTCGTTCTGAGCCATTGCTGCTTCCTCTTGCAGCACAACAAGGGTCAGCACTTCAGAGCCTGCGATGCGGGTTGTACGCCAGTTGATTATTGCCTTTTCAGTGTAGTGAGCCATTAAAGGCTGCCCACCCAAAAGCTCTGCGCCAGCGCGAGTAAAGCCACCAGGGTTTTCAATTTGTGGGTAATCAACCAAGATACCGCTGCGACCAGTCTTTAAAACGCGCTCAAATACACCCTGAACAAAGACATTCAGCGGAGTACCGGCGAGATCAACATTATTGATAAAACGCTCTGCCCCTGCTGGAGCAACAATGTTCGCTGGCTTGCGAAAAACCATACCCTTCAGGCCGGAAATTGTACGCCATGTCGCGTTAAAGAATGGCGTTCTCTTCAGCCTTGTCTCGTAGTCGTTTTGCTCTTCGCCGCGCAGCCTTGGCAGATAAGCAGTATTCTTTTCGTGGATTTTGTACTGGCCTTCTGAGGCATCAATGCACCTATCCCACAAAGGCAGGTTCTTTTCATAGCCTGGGTTTGGCGTAGACACGCCTGAGTAGTTCTTGGTGATCATATGCCTGCCATCCTCGCCTGTGATATTGGGCGAACCAGTGGGAACCGCCTGTGCAGGAAGTAGCCCATTGAATCTGTGTAGTCATCAATCGACGGGTGATCGTTATATTTCTCCGGCTCACCCTTCGCGTCATAGCCTTGGGACTCTAGCGCATCGGTCAGCATAGGGCATCTATCGGTATTGATGCTGATGCGATCATGTGCGAACAATGCGTTGACAGCATTAATTCTATCACGGATTGCCGGATTTGCATTAGGAGCGTCTACGCGGTAGCCAGCTTGCTCAATTATCTGGATATCAGACTGGCTTGCATTGGTTCTACCAGCCCTTCCTGATGCGTCTGGGTAGACAGTGATAATCCTGCCGCCCTGCCTGTAGCGATCAAGCCTGTTGCATATGTCGCGGGTATCGTGAGCCACAAACTCATCAACGGCAATGGGTTTGTTGTTCTCAATCAGCCAAAGGTTAGCAGAGCAACCGCCAATGTTAAAATCAAGCCCCACATGGATTGCTCTATCGTCAGCAGTCAGAACCCTTGTTGTGTGGTGCTTGTGCCGGTCAAAGAAGTGATACACTTTGTTCTGGCTTAGGCTGACAAACTCGCCATTAAGGTACATGTCTGCAAGGATAGGATCGTAGTTTTTGCGAACATCCTCGATGTAGTTTTCAGGCAGGTACGGGTTTGACGCTGTTGCTGCCTTAATTAGCTGGTAGCCTTCCTGTGCTTTCTTAACCCACTTTTGGTAAGTGAAGCCAGACAGCCCTTGGTCTGGTGTAGTCACATTGCCCATCGTGTTCTGTTCGCCGCAGTTCTGCCGGTTGCGCTCTGCTGCCTTTCTCCAGACATAAGCCGCCTTGTCTTTTGGCAGTGTGTCCAGCTCGTCAACGATGCTGTGTGCAACCTCATAGGCCACAATTCGATCTGGCTTGTCGTAGCTGCGAAAGATCATCTTCCCGTAGCCCTTAACGGTGATCGTGTAATCTGATTTATTTGTGGTGTGCCGCAAGCCTAATTCGGAAATGATTTCTTGTGCGCCTGGCATTGCTCTGAGTTTCAGCAGGTCATAAGTCGGCATGTAGTAAGCTGTGTCGATGCCTGGCTTTTTCAACATCTTAAGCAGGTTTCTAACTATGCCAGCCTGTGTTTTGCCTGCACCAAGACCAGCGACCATAGCTGGATAAGGTTGTTCACAGAACACAAACTCTTCTTGCGGTTCAGTTAGGCTTAGTCGCACGGACTATCTCGACTGATCTTGCTAGATTCATATCGTTGTTTAAATCAGGATTAACCCTGAACTCATCTGGCATTCTGTTCTTCAGCCAAAATATGCAAGCAGTGGTGTCTGGTGGGTAATGTTTAACAGTCTGGGTTATAACGATTTCACCGTTGACAACTTTGATGTCATCTTCAGTGTGGGTGTAGCCCATTGCTCTATGTACTAGTGACTGCTTGACCCTTTCGTCAACTTCTGACTTCCCAATCTTTAAGGACTCAAAAAACTCAGGGTGACGGAACTTCCAATTGTTGATTGTTTGCTCTGTTACACCTAGAGCCTCTGCAATGTCTTTGTCGATTGCGCCAAGCTGGCACATCTTCTTTGCAATATCACAGTATTTTGATTTGTACTCGGTAGGTCTGCTCACCTTTTAGCCCCCAGCCAATAGGTCATGCCCCCACTGGAGGCGATACAGAATATCTTAACACAGTTATTTCTTTTTGCGTCTAGCCTTGTCAGCAGCACTCAATGCTATTGCAACAGCCTGCTTTTGTGATTTGCCTGCCTTCAGTTCTGTCTTGATGTTGGATGCTATGGTCTTTTTACCGTAACCAGTTTTCAGCGGCATGTTCTCACCATTTTACTTTGTTTGCCCAGTAAGCACCTGACATCT